ACGCCTGCATTGTTGATCTCGTAGAAAATACCGCGATGCACAGCGAAGACCGAATCACCCACCTCGATCATTCCTCGAATCGGCGTCTCACCCAGGGCGGCAAACAGTGTCAAGCCGGGAGTGCCGTAGAACGTCACTTGGCTTTTCTCGCCTTCCTGCTGGATCTCGGCGTACAAATTGAGGTGTCTTTGGGCGGTGACCGCCGGCGATTTGCCCTGCTGGCCGAGGCCAAAAAGCGGAAGCAGCATGCCTATCCTTTGACGTAAAAAAAGCCGCTCGAAAGCGGCTGTGCTATATTTGTTTGGCTAACAACAAAAACCCCGCACGGAGGCGGGCTATATGGAAATCACTGATTTCATGCTGATCAAGCTGGCCGTCTTAACAGTGCTCGCTTTTATTGCCGGGGTTATGGGCTGGTTGAAATAGTCGTAACGCCAAGCGCCCTCGCGAGGGGATTTGAGCCAATCTGAGCCAGCTTGTTTGATGCCGCGATCCTGTTCAGTAGCAGGTTTTTCGCCGTTTCGCTGTTCATGACGGTATTGGCTAAGCGCCCTGCCGCCATCCCGCCAGCCATCAGCGGAACGGTGCCAGTAGCCAGTGCCGTAGGGCCAGCCAAAGCGCCAAGCGTGACGCGCTGTGCCGCGCCATGCGGAGCCTCCCGCGTTTTTACGAACTGAGCAGCAATGTCCGCAATGCTTTGCAGGTCTGGATTGTTGATGTTTTTCAGGTTCGCTAGCCTACCCACTGAAATTCCACCTTCTGCGCCGTTTTGGGCCAGATTTTCCAATTCCAGCATGTTGCCGTATTGCTGGCGTACCTTGGCAAACTCGGCCGCGTCCTGCGGGCCTAGCGAACGATTCAAAGCGCCCATCAGCGACTTCTTCAGTTCGCGGGCATAGTAGGCTTCCGGCGCGTTGCGGTTGCCGATGCGATCAAGCGTCTTTTTGATGTTATAGGCAGCTTGGCCATCAATTTGACCGTTTGCGCCCTTGTTGATGATCTCGTTAATCTGCTTCTTGATGATCTGCGCCCCCTCAGCCCCAAGTTCACTGTCGGCAGTCGCCGCGTGGGTAGTGAGATCGTTCAAGAACTGATTATCCACCTTGACCGCGTTGCTAGAAAGCGTCTGATCGAACTTGGCCCCAAGGTCCGCACCGGCTTTGCGTAGCGCCGCCGTGATGTTGTCGGAATCCTGTCCAAATGTGCGAGACGTGGCCCGGTTTAGCTGGGAAAACATCTTTTCTTCCGTCGCTGCCCTGCCGCTAAACGGCAGATAATTCAGCGACGAAGCCAGCGCATTGAGCGGCTTGCTGTTGGCGATCCGATCAACGGGAATGTCAATACCAAGAGCCTTTGCCTTCTGGTAAAGCGCAGCAACTTCCGGCGAGACTTCCTTGACCAGTTTATTCCCCGCAAAGCCGGCCGCTTTGACTGCCGCCGGCATCGCTGCGCCAAGGAGTGCGCCGCTACCCGTGTCCTGCGGGTCAACCATTCCAGCAGTCGCGCCGCCAGAAACCGTCCCACCAATAAGCCGCGTGAGAGCATTGCCTACCTTGCCCGCAGTGGTTGCAGCAGGCGCGGAACCTAGACTGAATCCCCCGCTCTCAATTGCCGTTGCAAGCCTCGGTACATATTTAGCCAGTGCAGGGACGGCCACTCCGGTAGCGCGCACCCCATTAGCAATAGCCCCGCCAATGCCCGCCGTGCCTGCAATCTCTGCGCTCAATTCGCCGCCTTTGAATGCAAGCGAGTCCGTGTTCGCATTCTCATTGAAGAACTGCTTCAGCGCCTCACGCCGCTGCTCATTCGTCATATCCGAAAGGCCGGTCTTGTTCAGCACGAAATCAACCGGTGCAAGGATGGTTGCGCCGATATTGGAAGCTCCTTTCAGGGCCCCCAATGCAACATTCTTTAGCGTGCCGTGCTCGGTCTTTTTCGGCTCGTCGAATTGGTCAAATGGATTGGCGGCAGACTGCGCGGGAGCAACGGGCGGCACTGATGCCGTTTCATCGACATAGACATATGTCTTGCCGTTGTATGGATTCGGCACCCGCTCGGCTTTCGGCTGCGATGCAGGCGCGTCGAACTGGTCAAATACGTTTGCCATTATTGCCCCAATGCAGTAGCGGCCGAGCCGGGGCCGTATTTAGCCTCAAACTGCGGACGCAGAGACGGATTCGAGCGCAGCATCTTGATTGCGCCTTCAGGAATGGAATTTGCCGGTACGGCGGCCGGTGCTGGAGCAGTCTGCGAATTCAACGGAATAGCCTTCTGCTTGCTGACCTTCGCTAGGTTCTCATTGTTGCGCTGGATGATTCCCTGTAAATCACTTGCCTGCTTGAGAAGCGCCTCTTTCGGGACGAGCGCGCTGGTCAGATCAAGCGGATTGTTGATGATGGCTTTCAGGATTCGCTCATCACCACCGTTGAGCACGCCAAGCCTGTAGATTTCCTTGGCTTGTAGCAGGCTGTTTTGATAGGCAGTGTTCAGTTCCGCCCGCTTCGATGGGCTCAGCGAATCCAGCCCGCCGAATTTGGACAGAACATTCTTATAGTTGCCGAGAGCATCATCCATGTTCTGATACGCCTCTGCCTGCTTCATATATTCAGCGCTTGGTTTGGCGTTAGCCTGATCTGCTGGGCCACCGGGGATTGGCACTAAAGATTGGCCATCTGGAGCGAGACGGTAACCGCTCGGAATCTTGCCTTGCGCGATCTGTTCGCGCGTCCGTGCATCGGTCAGGTTTTGACCGCGGATGGTCGCCGAGACAGTTGCCGCATTGTTTGCGCGTGATGTCGCATTGGTCGCATCATTGTTCCGCATTGATGTCTGATTATTCGCGACAGTATTGGCGTCTGGCGTCGTGTATTTGATCAGGTCGTCGGCATTCATCGATGCGCCCATCTTCCACCTTTGGAATGATGTCGGGTCAGTCACCGTTTGTTGCAGGCGGCTCAATGCCTCGCTGAGAGGGCCATAACGCTCAAATATAGGCTTCGTGTCCGGGTTCTGGTAGCCAGCAACAAGCCATTGCTGCGCGCCTTGGATGTCATTGACATTATTAAGCATTGATCTGTGCTGCGTCAGCGCGATATTCGTCGCCTCCAGACCCGTTTTTGTCGCTGTCGCATTGTTTTTCGCAATATTCGACTTCTTCTCATCTAGCTCCAATTGCGATTTGCCAAGGTCCATTGCCGGCCTGTAAAGCCCCTTCGAGAGCAGATTTGACCGCGCGACACCTAAATCTCCATTGGCAGCGGCAATTGCGCTGCGCGTATCGGCCATGTCGGATATTTCGCGCTGCTTCTCGCCGAATATAAGATCGGCCAGTCTATTTTGGTTCTGCGCCTGCTGAAGTTGCGCGACTTGTCCCGCCATGAGTAGCGGATTGTCGATTTTTATGGGTTGCGCGCCCAGAATGATGGATGGATCGAGTGCCATGATTTATCCCTTATTAAGAGTCGCCGTTCGTCCAGCCGTATGGATTTCCTGTGCCAGCATATTGCGGGGTATAGTTGCTCAAATAGCTTTGCTGCTGCTGAGAACCAAGCCTGTTCAGTAGCTGGTTCCCCTGATACATATTCCAGCCCTGCGAGATGCCGTTATTGACTGCATTCGATTGCCCGATATAGCCGGCGGCACGCGCATTGCCTGCGCCCGTGATGTTGTTTGCCAAGCTATTACCGGTCGATATGGACTGCGTGCCGAGATTGGTCGATGCGGTCTGCCCGACACCAGCCAGCGAGGCGAGCCGGTTGAATTGCTGCGTCTGGTTGTTGTTGAACCGGTTATAGGCGCCCTCGCCCTTGGTGGTCGCGTAGTCGTTGCCGAATCGCGTGAGTGCTTTCAATGTGGCGCCAGAGTTCAGTGAACCGGCCGCCGCCATTTGGCGATTGATGCCCTTGACGCCCTCATCAAGCCCGAACTGGAAGCCGGACTGATACACAGGATCGGCATTCATGTCCGCTGCGGTGAAGGTCTTGGTCAGGGAGCCATAGAGCGGATTGCTTTGCGCCGCCTGCTGCCGCTTGGCTATCTCTGCCTCGATCGCGGCGTTTAGACCGGCCTCATCAACAGTGCTTTGCTGCGTCGATGTCGCTGGCTGGCCTTGCGAAGCAAGATATTGCTCATAGGTCGGACCATTATCAGGATTGCCGCCGTAAAACATCGTGGGCGCCACAGCCGGCGTTTGTGTCGTGCTCTGCGCGGTGAACTGCGGAAGCAGGCTTGCCCGGATTGCGCCCCGATCCTCCTGCGACACATACGCCGGCAAGCCGAGCTGCATCGACAACTGATTCAGCGCACTACCGCCAGTCGTCAGCCACGGCATTTGATCCTGCCGGGACTGGTTGTACATTTGTAGTTCTGTTTCGTTTGCCTCGCGCGCGGCATCTGCCTGCTTATTCGCCGCACTTCTTGACGAATCTGCTGATGAGATCGCCCCGACTGCCGCCACGCCAGCCCCAACCCATGCTACTGACATATCATTCCTCCTTAATAACTAATGCTTCAGGCTGATACGCCAGCCGATCAATTGCTTCGTAGCTGTCCCAGGCAACCACATCTTCAACCTTCTCGGGATCTGTCTCATCGGTGCGGAACACGTTGATGAAAACAGTGTCTTCGTTGGCAAATCCCACCTTTTGCACGCCAGCCGGCGACACCGTTGAATGGCCGGCAGTTACGCGAGCCGACCCGTTTTCCGTCAGGATGCTGATGTCGCCCTTACTGACGATGTTGATGCAGTCCAGCTTGTGGACCTTGCCGACCAGTAGCGAGCCCTTCGGAATGAATAGCTCGCGCATGTACACTCCATTCAGGAACGTGTGTTTGACCTCAAATTCCCGCTTATCCTCAGATGGAAGGGCGAGTAAATCAGTCGTCAGCTTCCTGATGCGGGCCCGGACAATGGCAGGGTCAGCGCCGCCATGGTTGAAACTGATTACGCCGGTTTTTTCGTCGTGGGCGATGATGCTGTCAGCCAGCGCAACGTCACCCATCAGTCATCCACCGTGATCGAAATCGCCTCATAGGGCACCATGGCCAGCGCTTCAGCACGTTTGCCCATCCACCGGTTATGAATCTCCAGTCGGTCAGCAGCATTCGTGCCGAATTTCATGCTGATTTCGTCGGCAACACCCCATCCGAGCGGACCAATCCAGTATTGCGGCACATCTGGCGCCACAGTCGCAGAACTGTCATCGATCACGCGCTGATACTGCAGCGTTGCGCCCGGATCAGTTGTAGGTATTGGCCAGAAATGCAGCGTCTTGGCCGGGTCAATGTAGAAATGCGTCGGCTCGCCCGTTGCATCGAGGTCAGTCATGCCGATCCATGCAGAATGCGGGATTTGCGCGAGCTGGACCGGTTTGCCGTCAACTGTCTTATGCACCACCGGATAGTTGAAATAGTCGAGCGGCAGCGAAACCGTGTCGGGCGTGCCAGCGGACCACGTAAGCGCGACATCGGCGGACAGCTTCGGCCAGTTGTAACCGGACAGCGGCAGCGATTTCAGGACCGCATCGAGGCCGCGTAAGGCGACATGCAAATCATCCGGTGACAGCGTTTCGCCGGCACCGTATTCGTTCAGATGCTCCAGCGCATCGCGGCAGATTTCCTGCGCTGTCAACGTCCAGCCGGTCGGGTTTAATTCGCTAACTATGATTGCCATGAGCTACCTCTTAACCGAATATTTCAATTTGAAGGAACTCGAATGTCACGGTGTCAGCGCTATTTGTTAGCTGAACCTCAATTTGCAGCACTTGATCGGCGGCATTCATGTCTATCGCAGAGGTGCCGCGGTCACTTTTCACGGCGCTGCTGTTGGCGTTATAGGTGAGCTTGCCGCGCTGGGATGTTGGGCCAAGGAACGCAACCATTGCCTCCATATCAAACGCGCCTGTATCAGTGGCAGTGATCGTTGCCTGTGCGAGCAACGTGCCGCCGAGCCTCAAATTCAGCTTCTTCGTGCCAGCGGTACCCGAAAGCGTGCCCCATCCAGAGATACGGGCGCTCATTGGTTTCCGCGTTGACGACGCGACCGGAGCATATCGCCCACGAACTAGCGTCTTTGCAAGCACCGAAGTGGATGCGGTTGTGCCAGTGACCGCAACAGACGCAGTAAGGCAGTCCGTCATCGCTGATGTGTTCGTGTACTGATGCACCGCCGAATCACGCGCCCCGCCTTGGATGACAATCGCTTCTCCGCACGCGTCTGCGGTGCCGAGGAAGAAATTGGTGGCAATGTTGGCGGAGTCGTAGTAAATGTCCGAGTTCTCATCAGCTCGCACGCCTACCGAACAACGCTTGAAAGTGCTTCCGTAGAAATTCACGCGCGCCAATGCGGTGGCGTAGATGCCATATGCGCAATCTTCGAAGCTCACATAATCGGCGTGCCCCGTCGCCATCTCTTGCACAAAGAAACCGTAGGCGCAGAATGTGATCAGCGGACCTTGACCTACAGCCCCGGCGTTTTGATTGCCAACCTCCTGCTTGTTGTTGAACATCGACTTGATGCCGGTATATGTCTTGCCCGCGTTGCCGTAAATCCAACCGCCTTTTGGCTCCACGCGTCCGCGATAACTCGTGATGCCGTTGTAGCAGTTCGACGTATGGACGTTTTCGGTGCGGACATACGCACTTTCCGCTACGATGCCGCCAGAGGAAGATGACCCGTCATAGTTCTGGAACAGGATATTGCGAACAACGATCTTCAAGTCGTCCTGTATCTGCAACCCAACAGCAGCCGCGTGCCCGCCCTCGAAGATGGTTGTGGGGGTCGGACGCGGATTTGTTGCCGGATCATAGCCAACATCTGCGCCCTCGATCACAATATAGTTCTTGGACACTATTCCGCCGAAGTTGTAGTTCCCAACTGCGGATACCGTGCCGATTGCATTGGATCGCCCAAGCACACATTTTCCAAGCGAGCCTGTCGCCGTGCCCGCTGCTATCTTGATCCGCCAACTTCCATCCAAGAACCCGCGCTTGGTTAGGTAGGTGCAAGCCTGGGGCGGCGTTGTTGCCTGCGACGCACTTAGACCATCAGACGACACACTCCCGCCGCTTGGCGCGGCGTAGATAATATTCTCTTGCCCTTCACTCGGAGATATATAGAACAGATCCGAGCCGCGCTTAACGATGCCAGAGCCGGAATGCTTGACATCGTGGAAATTCGGGATATTTGCCGACGAAACATAGGTTCCAGCCGGCCAATGAAGCACCTTGCCGGCCGCATAGGCAGCCGCCACAGCCGCAGCAATGCCTGCCTGATTATCCGTGGTGCCATCGATAGCAGTTGTGATGTAGTCACGCACGTCAAGCAGATCATCAATGCGGTTCTTCAGCTTGCTACCCGGAGCAATCTTCGCATCAGTGATCGTGCCGTCAGTTGGGCCATCTGCCGGATCTTCCAGCAGAATATCGGTGACCGTGTACTGTCTGATGCCGCTGCCATTGATGGTCAGGTTGTAGCGCCCATCTGCGGCATAAAACTCGAAATACCCGTTCGCATCAGTCGTCAGCGGATTAGCGCGCACTGTGACGCCATTGTCGGAATACAGCGTAACAGCGCCGCCATCGACACGCGACACGGTGACGGACGCGCCGACGATCGCTTGCCCGTTGCGGTTCGTGATGTTGTTTGAGTATTTCTGCATGGATGGCTCGGGCGGTGATTAAGCGGGCTCTGCGGAGAAGGAAAAACGCGGGATTCGGACGAGTTGAACCTTGCCGTCTTCGCCCTTGACCATGGTTTCGATGGTCGAATGACGGAGCACATTTACAAAATGCTCTTCAATCACAACTTCCTTGTCGCGCTGGATCTGGATTTGGCGGAAGTTATGCGCAAGCACGACATCGCCCTTGTCGCCCTTGTCCTCGCCGGAATGGATGGTTACGCGGTACTTCTGCGCCTGGGCCTTTTTGGCCGGTTTTGTCTCGGTTGCTACAACTTCGCTCATTCGGTTCCTCCAAATAAAAAAGCCCCGCGGGTTAGGCGGGGCTTAGTGGGTTGCTACTGATTACAGCGATGCGGCGGACTCGATACGGATGAGCCAAGAATCGTTCAGAATCTTGGTGGTCGTAGTCGCCTTCCAGCCTACGGTAGAACGCTGCTCCAGCGGGTCAGCGGTGCCGGCAGAGCCGAGCGCCTTCACGTAGGTCTGCATTGCCTGACCGGACAGCGGGCACACGCCATAAGCGTTGTCCGCGATGATCAGTGTCGCGTAGACGTCATAGTTCGTGCCGTTGTTCTTGTAGTTGGTCGTGCCGGCAGCGCCCGCGCCTGCGAAAATCTTGCAGTTGGTTGAGGAGACGAAGCGGATGTTCTTGTAGGCGCCGATCTCGTCATCCATCACGCTTTCCTGCGAACCATAGTCCGATACGGAGCGGTAGCCAGTGATGCTTTCCAGATCGAACTCGACGTCAGGATGCACAAGGGCGATAAATGCCTTGCGGACCGAGCCGGTGCCAACTGCGTCGGACGGCATGATGCCTTCCTTGACGTATTTGGCGTTCTGCACCTTCAGGAAGCGGATTGCCTTGTCCAGATCGGACGCGGTGATCTTGTTCGCCACCAGATTGCGCGAGGCCACGCCAGAAGCGTAGGCAACGTTAGTGCCAGCAACCAGCACGTCGCGGCGGGCTTGGTCGATGGTCGTACCGGCCTGATCGCCGAGCACATCGGTTGCCTCGGTCACAACCGGGTCTTGATTGGTCATGCTGACCATATCGGACAGGGTGATGAAATCGCCATACTGAGCCAGCGTTGCGGTCAGGTCGGTTACGGCCAAGCTGGAGCCGGACGGCGTTACGCCTTCAGTCAATGGGGTGGATGCCGGCGAGAGCTGCGAATAGCGGCGGAATTTGATCTGATTGCCGTTCTTCTGCGCGATCGGGCGCTTCTGACCGAACCGGCCATGGACCTCGGCGGGCTGCGCACGGGTCAGCAGATTGCGATCGTAAAACGCCTGTACGCCCGGTGGGACTTGGGTGAGTGTCGTTGTTGCCATGTGATGCTCCTATCGGAATTAATAGCCTTTGACGCGCCGAACCTCTTTCTCGAATTCGGCTTGCGACATGTTTTGGATGCGCTTCACTTCCTCCAGCGCCTTATCGACGGGCTGCGTGTTGACAGCTGACGGTCCGGCACCGGGGACGCTCATCGCGGATTTCTGTTGCAGCTTTGCGGCTTCGGCGGCGAAGCGCTTGCCGATTTGGCGCTCTGCATGCGCCAGTTTTTCTGCAGTGATTTCAGCAATCGCAACAAGAGGATCTGACCAATCAGCACCGCCCGATTCACGCCGCGCGAGGATCGCCGTTTCTAGTTCCGGGTCGATGTCGGCAGAGAAAATTCCCGGATGGGCGCGATCAATGATCGTCATCCATTCGTTCTGCTTCTGTTCGGCCTGAATCTGAGGCGTCGGATCACCTGCTACATAGCGAATCGCTTCAGCCAACTCTGGGTTTTGCGCCAGAATCGCCGGCTTTGCTGCCTCGCGTTGTGCAAGCTCTCGCTCACGCTGGAGTTGTTTCAGTTGTTCAGCGTTCTTGTGTCCCCATGCCTGGGTATCCTTGAGCGCCTTTTTCGCCTTCTCCAACTCCAACCGCAGTTCTTCAACTGGGTCGGCGGGCTTTGCTTCGGGTTGCTTCGCTGGCTCTTCCGTCTTGACTTCAGTCGGCGCAGGTTCGGGTTTAGCCGGTTCCGCTACGGGATCAGTCTTGATTTCAGGTTGCGCGGTAGTGGCTGCCGGTTTCCCGCTCGCCGCCGCTTCCAGCTCTGCTGCTGCTTTGTCGTACTCCTTTTGATACTCTTCGTCGGTCATCTGCATCGTCCTTTCAGGGCCACTCCGATAAGAGCGGTAGTCCTAGTTGCTTCAGTTTGCGGCGTCCGCTTGGGATAGTGCCGCGGTTAAGCCTTCGCGCTCGTACTGCAGCGCTTCAGGCAAATTCAGTAGATCGCGAAGCGCCTTAACGCGCCCGCGGGCTTGCTCATCGTCGGCATCAATGAGCTTTTGAGTTTGTTCATCGATCATTTCTTTGATCTGCTCCACCAGCGCAGGAGCCTGCAGCGCAGGAATAAGCCGGTTAATGTGGTCAAGACGCTCGCCGCTCGTCATTGCATCCCCTCGGGCGGCATAGCGTCAGGCGTAAAAAAAGCGCCCTGTGGCGCTTGCTGTTGAGTCATTGCATCTTGCGGCATACCGGGCGGCCCGTTGTCACCATCGACTAGCTCTGTAGCCTGCCCCGCCTCTGCTGCCGCCATAATTGGCGCCACGCCTTGCTCCATGCGCTTCAGAATGATCTGTACTGCGCCTTCCAACTCCTTGAGCTTGTCGGCGGACTCGGATTTCATCTGCTGGAGGATGATTTGCAGTTCGCGGTTCGCCTCAATCTTCGCCATTTCGACGTTTTCACGGCTTTGCGCCTGCTGGAGTTGTCTCTGCAGCTGCTGAATCATCTGTTGCATCTGCTGCATTTGCTGTTGAGCTTGTTGCATCTGCTGCTGAACTTGTGGCGGGATCTTGCCGCCATCCTCATCCTTGACGATCGGGCTTTCACGGCCAATCTCCAGCACATCCCACGTTTGCTCGAGCAATTCGCGCACGTCGATCTTCTCGGCTGTCATCGGGTTGCTCAATGCGAACTGAGAGAACGACTGCAACTTATTCGCCAATACCTCTTTCTGCATGAATGAGGATGTGCCGGTCGCCTTCCATTCCATGAACGATGACTTGCCGAACTCCTTGATCTGCGCCCAGATTTGCGCATGCTCCTCACCGTGGATTTTCTGCACGGTTTCGACTTCAAGGTACTTCAGGTTCCACTCGATCAAGCATTCGATCATCGGCTCGATCCACATGGAGTCAATGTGCTGGATCACTTCCTTGATTGGCAGGGAAGATGCCGACATGATCATGCTGATACCGGTCGCCGTCTTGTTCAGATGCGTCGAATCATCGCCCTGCGTGTATTTCGTGATGCCTGTATCGTCGTCGCTGAACTGCTCGGACATCTGAATGAGGTCCATCCAGCCATTCGACACGTCAGGCATCGGATGCACAATAACGGCGTTCTTGCGATCATCGACCGACAGGCCTGGCTTCATGTCGTAGACCTTGCCTGGGCCGATCTTGAAGTTCTCCATTGGCAGGAACTTCGAGCGATCAATGCTGATTGGTGGATTCAGCGCAATGCCCTTGCCCTCATTCATCAGACGGAAAGCTGCATTGATGTTCTTTTGGTTCGGCGCGTTGTTTTCCGCTACGCCAACACCCCATATTTCATGATCGGCTGCCTCATAGACGCACGGTAGAACGGGTTTTTTGTCACCCCAGGGGGATTCATCCACCTTAACCACGACGCCGCCAGCCATGATGACCACAACATCAACCTGCTCGCCATCGGTCGAACCATCCTTGGATGGGCCATGCAGTGTGCTTTTCGGCACCTTGCCGAAGTATCGAGCCACACGAATGCGGTTATTCTCATGCCAGAAGCTGGCATTATTGCCGCGCATCTGCCGCGCCTTCTCCGATCCTTCAATGCGGTCATCGCCTTCAGGAGCTTTCAGCGCCTCATCGATGTCTTTATAGCCCGGCTGGCTTTTCCATGAACGCACTGTGTCGGGACTGGTCAGCGTCACCCAAAAACAGCCCATCGCATCCTTGATGTCATGCGCTTCCGGGTCTGGATACACATCCAGCGTGGCACCAAGCTCGAAATACGGGAAATCGAACTCGTACCTGTTTTCCTTGATGACAATCGAGCCGCCCGCATTCTCTGCATAGGTATCGGTCAACGTCTCACGGCGCACGAACGGGCCGAACATGAAGCCGGTTCCGTAGGTTGCCAGCGTATTAGTGCCAGCCGATAGCTTTTCCTTGAACTTGCCGCGCTCCAGCTGCTCGGTAAGGATGTCCTCGACCACATCAGCGAATGGCGCAAGCTGCTCATTCACCGGGTTGGTATCGAATGGCAGTTTACCGTTGCCGAACAGCGCATCATTGATCTTTGCCCGAGCCGAGCGCACCTTATTGCGCGTCGAGCCCATGAACAGCCCTTTTGCCTTCTTTGCCTTGGCGTGGCCAGTGCCTTTCGTGTCGTCGTCGCGAACGATGCGCATGACATCGTAGTAGCAATCGAGCAGCTTTTGCTCCTGGGGCTCACGCGCACGCCGCCAATCCATCAGACGCGATTCGAGCAGGGTCGCAAGTGGAGATTGCAACGCGGTAGAAACTTCGTCCATTGGTTCTCTTAGAAGTGAAAGCCGTCTTCGTTCGGCTGGTATTGTTCGATCGGCTGGATAAAGCGCCAATCCTCGTTCGTCATCTTTTCCGCATTCACGCAGATGTACCGCAGGTTATCCGCTCCATGGCTCCACTCGTCATGCATTGGCGCGCCTGGCTCGTTCGTCTGCTGATTGATGCTGCGTCGATAGCGTTTCGCGCACTGAACCAAGCGCGCCGCCTTCGTCTTGTCGAAATAGATACGCGGGAAGGTCATCCGAGTTAAACGGATACCGTCCTCAATGCTCATGTTCGGCGTAATCGCCACATCCCAGCCGAGCGCCTGCATGATCTCTTCCGCGCTCTTGCCGGTCTTGAAATCCTTGTTGCGGCCGTCGTGAGGCAAATAGACCTTGCCCCAATTCAGCTTTTTCTCTTTCAGCATCGCCGAGTAGTAATCAAGCGTCTTGTGACTGTCCTCGATGTTCTCGATGATGCGCAGTTCGGAGGTTTGCTTCTGCACTAGGCTGATGCTCATCGCGTCATTCCAGCCTAAGTCAAAGATCACATGCACCTTCAGCAGCGGGTCATACGGCACATTGCAGATGCGGTTTTCTTCCTCTGCCTTGGCGACCTCGTTGTAATAGATCGCGCCTGAGACGGCCGGCTTACATTTGCCCTCCCATATGTTCTCGTACTCAGCCTTGGGCATTGTTGCTTTGGCGTGTTGCCGCTCTGCCTCAAGCGTCGCCGGGAACCATGGGTTGTCGCTGTAATTCATGTCCACGATGACGCAATCAGGAGGCGTATTGATCGCGAATCGCTGATGCGTCTCGTCGGTTTCCAGCTCAGGGTTATACGAAACCCAAATCTCTGAGTTGGGCTTACGGATGGTGGGAATCAGCACTTCCCACGACCGTTTGCGCACCGCTTGACCCTCTTCCACCCATGCGCGGTCCAAACCCTCATACGACTTGATGGACTCGACCGTATGCGTGGACAGGCCGCCGAACAGGAACTCGCCGCCATTCTTGGCGCGAATCTCCGTGTCCAGCACGTCGTAATACCATCCGATGTTCAGCGCCTGGATCTGATCGGCAAGCAGCTTATGAACAGAATCCTTGATCGACTTTTGCACTTCCCGGAAGCAGCCGATACGCAGTGTCTGCGTTGCACCCTGAATCAATAGGGAGCGAGCAAAGCTCCATGATTTGGCGCTGCCTCGCCCGCCCTTTGCAACCTTGTACCGATGCGGCTCAAACAAGAACCCGAGCTTCTCGGGAAGCTCAACTTCCATTCGGCTTAACCAGTTTCAGGGTGAAGTTCATATCGACCGGGCCGCCGTCTTTGCCTGTCATCTGCAGCTTGTCGTTGAACATGCCCAAATGACGCGCCACGCTATCGAGAGCGCCCTTCTTGTCAACGAACTTAATTTTCTTCGTCTGGCCAATTGCAACGCCATCCACTTTCTCTTCGTGCACATCTACGCCGACCAGTGCTGCGGCAACATCCGCATCCAGCTTGTGGACCGGAATCAGTGCCCCGTCCTCATCATAGAACCGGCGCGGGTCCAGGAATGCCAGCTTGGCGTATTCCTTCAACACGCGGTCCTGCGTGATCTCGGTACGCTTTTCGCGCTCCTTCATTGCGGCTGCGATTGCCTCTGCAATAATAGGTTTCGATAGGTTTTCGCTACCGATCTCTTGCGCTGTCTTTTCGCTATACCCGGCCCGAATGGCAGCTTGGGTCGCATTCAGGTCAATGAGATACTCATCGACGAAGCGTTGCTGTTTCGGGGTTAATGTGGACATAGCCTTAAATAAAAAAGCCGCCCGATCTTGCGAAGGGGCGGCGAGATCCTTCAGGAGAAGGGAGGAGACACTGTATCAAGTGAGCCGACTGCTGTTACCGTGTACAGCGAGGCTCGGATATTGCCAATCAGCTCAATTCATACCGCATTAACGACGAAAGCCCCACTTTCTGCGGGGCCTGTGATTTATTCGGGAATGCCTGGCGGCGGATGGTCGGGCAGCGGCTCGGGGCGTGGATCATGCACCTTTAGCGCCTCCATGACGCGAATCGCATATCCTTCGTTACCATACTCGCCAATCGTTTCCAATTGGCTTGCCTTGCCGTCCGTTTCATAACGGGTCACCACATAACGGGTCACCGGGCGCACCCGATATTCAACTGTACTCATGCTTCCCTTTCTGTCTCCGCAGAGACTCGTCGTAAACAGAAAAAGCCCCGCGATCTGCGAGGCTTTCAAATTCTGCGGGCACGAAGCCCCTACCCCAAATATACCAAAACAGGATGGCGTTTACAACAACTATTTTTGCTTCCGCCAAACCGGACAAGTGAAGGTAAGCCCGGCAACAACGACTGAATACCCAACTGAGAATGCCTGGACTACTCCGCGCTCCCCGAAGTCAATTCCACCATACCAAGCCAGCCCCATGGAGAGCAAGAACGCGGCCACCGTCGCAAGCAACCTCGATACATTTGTCATAGCAACCCCTTCGCCACCAGTTTCACGCGCATGACGATCTTGGCATCCTCAAAGCTGGCTGCTTTGGCAAACCGCCAGACTTGAGAACCCAATCCGTATTTGCGCATGATGGCTTCTTTGTATATAGGCTGCAGGCTGTCGAATGCTGCGTTGACGCGCTCGATGCGGTCCTGATCGGCGGCTTCGTACAGGTCTTCGCTGTCCTTGAGTGAGCCTGGGACGAATCCTGCCGCGATCCGATAGCCATCCGGGCCTTCCGGCTTGCGCATCCAATCTGCCCACAGGTCGAGCAGCACTTCCACCTCGTCTATATCGCGTTGCATTCTGCCGCCCCTTTCTTTTTCAAATTTGATGTGCTTTGCTGGATCTTGGTATCGGTGCCGTTCTAGCGCCTGACTTTTAGGTTTGTCTTGTCTTCGTAGCCAGGCGAAGAATTGATCATCATTCATGGGGATCCCCGTAAATACTCACCGATCGCCGTCGTCTCGGATTTGGCAAACCTGATCCAAAATTGCTGTCAGCATCCCAATGACATAGCTATGAAATCCCGCATCAAAACCGCTGTGCAAACTTTCGATGATCGCTGTCACGCCCCAAGCTACAGAAATCCAGCCCAATAAAGTGGACGGAACCCATACCGCCAGCCGCCCATTCGAATAGACCTTCTTCATCACGCCGCCTCCTTATAAACAGCCGCTTCCTTGAATACGACATGCATCGCATCCCGCAATACGCGCCGCGTCGATGCCTTCTGCATCTCATCCGTCAGCACAAGTCCGTCGCCGATAGCGGTCAACTCACTGCCCGTCGCGCTCCATTTGCCCGTTTCCTTGTTGCGCGCCAATACGCTCCTCATCGCCTCAAGTGACGCATGCATAGCCCGCTTAGCCTCGTCCGATTGCTCGCCCATGTGCGCGAGGGTCATGCCAATATTTAACCGGCACGTCAGCGTATGCCACGCGGATTCATCGGCGTTGCCGGTCCTGAGCTTCAGTAACTCAGCATGTGGTGCGAGCTGCAGAGTGCGCTCATCGTCCGAGTTGAAACGGAAAGCGATCGGGATTGCGTTTGCGCGCGGTTTGTATTTCTTGTTACGTTTTGCTTTACTTGCCGACATTTTCAATTTCCGTAATAACTACTCGAACCATTCCACCCTTTACCGGCTCCCTGCGGACCAGATGGAGCGAATCAATTTGCTCATCGTCCAACCACACGCCGGCATGCGTCAGAGCGTCTTGCAGCGCCTTGCTGCGGTTATCCAGATCCTGCCGCCGCCTGTCCGCTGGATGGATTGCTGCGAACAATGCGATGCGCCCCTCCAGCGTCTTATGCCCTGCCTCGGCTACGATCTCAGCGACTGCCTGCCTAAACGCCAGCCCTGCCGGCTTGATGAATCGACCGCCGCCGCGACGCTGGCCGTAGGCGTGGTTGATCGTGGGCGGCAGGGGTAGCGTTAGCGCAATCATTTAATCCACACAAAAAACACGATCACCCATGCAGCTTTGCATGTGTAGTGGATTAGTTGATCACCAAACATCGTCAGCTTGCCTTCGCATTTCAGCAGGTCAGTGATGGCATGAATAAATGCCTCGGCCAGACAGAGCCAAACGCTACCAGTCACCAGAAACACGGCACCGCCATGAATCAGCGCATGGGATGACAGCGCATAGGGCCAGAACATCTTGCCGAGCTGCGTATTCGGATTCTTCGCCTGAGCCAGAAAGTCACCCTGAAGCGGATAGTCGGCCAGCGAGTGCAACACCAGCAGAGCCACCAACATTTCAAACGGTTGCAGATTCATCATTCCCCCTATTTAATTAACCACGCCACCAACAATGTCCATCCGATCACTACTGCACCGATGGCCCATTCCATTACCGACCGTCCTCAGTCCGCATTTCCTGCCAGCGCTGCAATGTGTCGATCGCATCCTGAATATCCCGCTCAACGCTCTTGTGGCCCCGGCCGCCTGCCGCGAGCAGCTTCTTGACCGCATGCCCGATTGCCTGATCAGTCACGCCGAACAGGTCTAGAACACGGTAGACGTCGATCGATTGCAGCTTTGAGACGTCTTTGAAGTAGTGGCTGTGCTGCCTTGTTTCCTTCTCGGCTTTCGTGGCCGCCGGCAGATGCGCGTAAAACATTCGTTCCGGTTTCATTTCCTTGCCCTCATCCAGTTAATCCGCTGCTCCATGTTTTCCGCTGCCGTGTACCTGCTGCAATCGTGCTCAAACTCGGGACTCCGAACCTTTGCCGCTGATTCGAGAGTGCAGCGGCCTATCTGCGCTTCCCGGTAGTACGCGCTCTTTACCGTGCTCGGGAAGTGCAGCGTGTAGTTCGAGCATGTGCCGCATTGGGTCATGCTGCCTCCCCGAGCAAATTCGCCTGAGCTGGAACCGGCGTCCAAAACGGGCTGCACTGGATCGAGTCCCAAACATCAGCCATCTTCCTTGCCCCGTTCTGTGGCCTGTTGTGGTTCCTGGCTATATCTGTGCTGTCCACGCTGGCAAATGGATAACCCCAACGGGTTGCTGCCATGCCTCGCAGCATATGCAGCCAAGTCGGAACCCTTCCAGTCATGCAAATCAGGTTCATGGCATCGCACATCCTTCTGTGCCAGTTGTCCGCCCCAACTTCTGCATATTCGGCAGAAGAGCCGATGCAGACGCGCGGCCAGTTGTCGCACAGCTTCTGAAGCCTTTCCAGTGGTTCGTGCATGTGCCAAACTGGAGCGCCCCTATGACCATGTGGCCATTGCTTGATCAGGGCGTCATTGGCGTCTGTATCGCCAGTAATCACGTCAGGAATGACCGCCCAAGAAGTCTGGTAAGCCAGCCATTCATCTGCCCAAGCGTAAAAATCAGACCAATCCTGCTTTTCCTTGCCATTCCGCCAGAAGCTGAATGCTCCGTTATCCAGCATCACTCCCTGTCCGTTCTTATGGCACCATTCCACTTGGTCGGGCCGGAAATGCGACACACAGAAAAACCGTCCCGACAACTCATGCAGAGTCGCATAGGGGGTTATCGGCGTGCCGTGGTAGTGGATCGTCACTTCTTAGCCAAGCAAATGTGTTGCGTGGACGCCCTGATGGACTGCCGACAGCTTTACAAAGCACTTGAAGCGGTCATAAAAGGATTGAGTGATCTTTTCGCCAAAAGCCTTCTTATGCAAAGCCGCTTCCAACTTGATATGCTCGACCATGAGCATGTCGTTGCTTTTTAACTCCAGCGAATAACAGATCATTTCCCCATCATTGGGGCACTCACTGACAAATTGATATGTATAAATATTGACCATCACTTCCCCTCCCGATCCATCTTCCCGTTAAGCCATCCAAACCAGTGCGCCCGCCCCTTCGATTTCAGCGGCTCCGGCTCGCCCCTAAATCCGCTTGCGTAGCCGGCGTTGTATTCCGACTGCGATTGGTGAGCGAGTTTGGTCATTCGATTTCACCGTCACGGATGCCGCAGAGCTTGCGTATCTCAGGGAAGCTGATGCCTGCCCCTTCAAATATTCTGATCATGAGCGCAGCACTGACGGGCCGACCTCCGTTGCGGATCTTGCTGACAATCGGCGGATCAACGCCGAGCCACTTTGAGAGCGCCCTATCGTTTTTCAGCTTCAGAT